CTGGATTGCCCTGAAGAGATACTTTATAATCCCCGCTCCGCTGGCCCCTTAGCTCAGTGGTTAGAGCAGGCGACTCATAATCGCTTGGTCGCTGGTTCAAGCCCAGCAGGGGCCACCAAATTTAGTGATTTAAATCATGCAGTTAAGCCACTCATTCGAGTGGCTTTTTTGTTATCCGTCTAATTAGTGTCGCAAAAATGTCGCATAAGAAATGAGGCTGAGGTCGATAGTATTGCCAGCAACGTCAGTTTTTGATGAGATGGTAGCAAGCGAAGTTAAAAAAGAAGAGTGATGAAAAAACACCTTTAATTTCAAGCAAATAGGCCCCCATACTGCAGGCGGCCTATTTATTTAAGTAATTAATATTCGCTTTAGCCTTAAACTCAATCGGATATTCTGAAGTCGAATAAGTAAAACACTAATTTTAAAAAATCTTAAGCAATATGGTTGACTGCTTTAAATGATTTTAAGCCAAATATGATTTGATTATATACTATGCTCCAGCCTTCTCAGAGGCACTAAATAGCCGGAGTAGCTCAGTTACATCCGCTCCTGGTCTTGTCGTGCGAGCCAGGGCATATCCGTAAATGGGAACATCCTCTTTAACCACTCCAGTTTCAACTAACATTGTGGCAACAGCATTCATTTGGGTTCCTGAAGTTACAATATCGTCGATGATAACTACAGCAGCAGCATCTTTAGCATTAATCGATTTATAGACACCTAGTGTTTCCAAATGGGGCCTTACTTCTCGCCTGCCATTTGACATATGCGCAGGCGTTGTAGGCCAATATCTTTCCACTGCGTAAAGCAACTGCAGGGAAAAATCGAGTTCTTTTTCGTTATAGGCATGATAGCCATATTTTCCCCACCACTCGGCCAAAATCAATATGGGGAAAGATTTGTTACATTCCATTGGTACTGAAGGTGGCGTAGGTACAATATAAACCGTGCCCTTGAGTCCTTTTCCTATAGCCCATTTTTTAAACTCTTGGAAATAAACCCACATTATTGCTTTAAATGCTTTGCCAGCACCTATAGTTGTATTATTATTATAAAATGTAACTTTATCACTTTTCTCAATCTCTTCTTTCGTTAATTCCTTGGCAACTTTTATCGAACGCTTCACATCAAACCAAGTTATTTTTCTCTGTTCAACCCCATTCCAATCTGCTGAATTAGGCCAATACTCGAAGGCATTGCCTATGTTTTCCGAAGGAATGCTAAAAATATCAGCACCCTGAGAATTCACTGTGAGATACATGCCTTTGAAATCGTTCTCTTCAAAAACTAAATCATCACTGAGAAAACGCTTTGTTACAGCGATGAGTTCACTAACATTCGTACAAATAGCGCTAGGCTTAGTCCATTTACTGTAAAAGTCCTTTTGAGCTTGACCAATATTTGCAAGTAAAATAGAAGGGCATTTCTTCAAGTGTGCAAAGTAAATATCTTTTGGGCTATCTCCAATAACCAAAAAATTATCATGAGCACCAAAAACCCAGTTATTGTCAACAATAGGCTTATGCTGACTACCAAAAATATTAGATTCATCAATATTAACACCACCCTTCTTCAAAACTGCTAAGCAGTATTCAGCAGGGGAATCTGAAAACACATAAACATCAATGTCATTTTTAATGAGGGAATTAATATAACTTACAATACCATAGTGCATCTCTAATACACTTATCGTTCCTTGAGCAATGAGGCTTGGGATAACAGCACGTCCAGCACCGGTTCTTAAATAAGGCTTACATTGTTGAGTAGCGAATATTGTATCATCCAAATCAAGTATAATTGCTTTTGAACTCATTCCATTTCACCTCTTATTATTTCATTTATCCCTTACGACTTTGGCTACACCTTTATATTTCTTGACCCAAGCATAGTCAGGCTCGTAAATGTTATTCTCAAGTATATAAAGCGACTTATTTTGTTCTACACAGGTTTTAATAGCATGTTGGGTGCCACTTTTATCACCCGCTCTTGCTACCATTACCCCTTCGCTAGACAAGCTAACTGTTGTCAGATTCCTATTAGCAAAGAAAGAACCTTGCGACACAAGCCCAACAGGATATTCACTTATGAGCAAATGCTCTGAAGCGATTTTTTCTTGAAGGAGTTTATTTTCTGCTGGATAAGAAACGTTGATAGGAGTTCCCAAAACTGCAATTGTTTTAGCCCCAAACTTTATTGCAGTTTGATGTCCAAGCGTATCAGATCCTTTAGCGAGACCACTTACAATAACCTGAAAGCCTGCATTGAAAAGTCTTTGCAGCGCATTTACACCCTGCCTTATATGCTCTGGGTTATCTAGCTCTCTAGTTCCAACAAAAGAAATACTCCGAGGTATATTTAAAATACCGACATCACCTCGGCAATATAATACTGCTGGGGTTCCAAACACCCCTTTTAAAGAATCAGGGTACTCACTGTCCATGCAAGTTATTACTTTAAAATCAACTTTTAATTTCGAAAAAGCATTATCTAACTTTGAAATAATACCTGCATCGGGTGGCACCATAGAAAAATGATAATCATAGATTTTTTTTATTGTACCGAAATTTTTTAAAAGTTCTTTTAGTTCTGCATTGGACTTCCTTGAACCTGCCCCAATTTTCTTGGCATAAATTAACGCCGAATGACACCACGCATCGCTCTGAGTGGATGTAAGGCTAAGAGTGCTATCCATAAACTTTCCTATTGATAAACTAATTAATGTTTTAATCACATTTTACTAATACGTCAAGAATAAAACCGCACCAAACACCTTCAAGAATTTCAGCTGCCTACATCCCTAACTTATTGTATTTTATAAATATTTATTCACTCATAATTATTCCCTAATACACTCAACAACAACTAAAACTGAAAAAATAATTATATTTCAATCACATAAATGAAAAGATAGACCGTTTTCGCCCTGTGATTGTGAAAAAAACTGAAATTCTTTTCAATGTTTTCAGTTGGCGAATTTCAGCAACAAGCCTGCAGCAATGCGTTCTGTCATGACGGTTTTTAAAAGACCTAAAGTGAAAAATTTTTATGATGCAAAACATGCAGGCGGGTGCGGTGTAGCGCCGATTTTGTCTGCGCGACGATTATTTTGCCGGGGCTGACGCGCAGCCAGTGCCGCGCTGTGCGGATGATCTGTTTATGGTTGTCGTGCGTGATGGGCGCGCCTGTGCGTGGCGTGGCGTGCGTCTGAGGCGTTCTGGTGACGGGCAATAAAAAACCCGCTGCGATAGCGGGTTAGTGTGCTGGCTTACTTGCCGATGACGGGGGAATATTTCGAACTGAGCGCGGCGGCCTGCTGGCCACTCTGCGCGATGGCACTGCTGTTCGTGGGCTGGCCGGTTGACGGGTGCGTGTGGCTGGCCAGTTGTTCCGCCAGTTGCTGCACAAGGGCCACGGTATCAAGCATCAGCTGGGCCACGTTAATCTTCTCCGAACCAATCCACACTACCGGCGCGATAATTTCCTGACGCGTCCCGGCAATGCTCTGACGCAGCTGGCCGATTTTTTCAGTCAGCGCCTGACCGACTTTTATCGCCGCGCTGCCGGTGACGTCCGTTTCCGCATTACCGCCCACTGTAATCAGCTGGCTCTGCTGTGCGGCCATGCTGTAATTACCGGTCGTCACGTGCTGGATTGCCCCGGCCATCAGTGACGCCGTTCCAATCACAGTGGTCCTGTCCGAGGCTTTGACCGTCGTTTCCCTGCTGACCAGCTCACGCGTTTCCGTATCGGCTTTAACTTCCCGGCTCATGGACGTTTCACGGATGGCCTGATCGGTCTGGCGCTCCCAGTCTCCCGCCTGCGTTACGCGCTGTGATACTTCCGCGCGCTGCTGCTGCAGCTGTTCGCCTGGCTTCACGTCCGGCAGGCTGGTCCCTTCCGGCATGGTCTGGCGCACAAACGGTTTGTCCGGGCGTCCACCGGTGAACCCGACCTCAACCAACGTCCCCTCTGGCGGAAACTGAAACATCCCGGAATCATTACCGGCCATCGGAACGGGCAGCGGCACGGCAGGATAAACTGGCGTGCTCCCGTCCGGATTACCGTCAGCGTCCAGCAGCTGCAGATCGACGGCATAGCGCGGCCTGAAGGGGTCAGCAAAGTTTCCGCTTTTAACCGCCTCAGACGGGGCAACAACACGCGCCATTTTAGGCAGGTGCAGGCCGCTGGCCAGCTCCGGGTAATGGCTTTCAACCTGCCGCTGTACCGGTGTTTTCTGCAGCGGCTGGCCTGTTGTGCGGTTTCGCGGTGTCCAGGTGATTGTCATGGTGTCGCTGTTCAGCTGTACCTTTGTCACGCGCTGGCCGTTCACCTCCACGCCCGGACGCAGTGACTGGATCACAGGTACGGTCATCGTATTGCCACCTGCAGTGGACTGGCTGAACTCCGGCGGAATGTCCACCGGCTTACCGGCAAACAGCGCCTTTTCAGCGCCGCCCAGATACATGCTGCCATCGGGCAGCTGATACCAGAGGTAATCAGCAATACCGAAGGCGCGCCCCAGACTGGCCAGCAGCTGAAATCCTGTGCCGCTGTGCGTGAAGTGCGGGATCGGCCTGTCGCTGTAATCTGCCTGCGGCACGGTGACGGTCAGGCCGCTGTGTTCTTCCAGCCAGGCGGCAATCTGGCGAAGCGTCGGGTGCTGGAATGCGCACGGCCAGGCGCGATCAAATACGCCGCTCAGCTCACGGATGAAAAGACGCTGATAGCCGGTTTCCGAAGGCTGCGAGCGCTCCACGTACCCGGTGAACCAGCGCAACAGCCGGTCAGGGTAGCCGGTGTCAATGCGGACCATTTTGCCGGTGTAATCATTACTGGTCTTTGCCGTGATAAAGCCACGGCCACAGCTGTTAAGCTCCAGAACCAGACTGGCGTCAGTCAGATACACTTCGTCAGTTGACAGGTAAAGCCGGGTTACAGGTTTCATCGCTATTCCAGTGCGTCGTTTACCGGCTTAAGCACTTTGCGCTCAAACCACGTCATTTGTTCTTCGCTCTCGCCTGCTGCCTGCGGTCCGCCTTTGCCGTTGCCGGTCTGTTTAGTGGCCGTGGTTTTTCCACCGGCGCGCGCTTCGCGCTTTTCCTGAACGCTTACATGCTCGGTCAGCGTGAACGTTATCAGCCAGGCCATCTTTCCTTCCTGCTGCGGTGCGTCCACGTTGCCGGTGAATGTCGCCTCGCGAAAACTTACCGCGCGCGCCACCTCATGCGCCACGCGGTATTTCTGCCGCTGGCCGCTGGCATCAGTTGCAGACGCCAGCTCAAAAACGCGCTTCAGCAGGGCAGCATCACTGAACCCGATTTCACCACTGATCCTCAGCTCTTTTCCCTTAATGCCCTGCTCAGCCTTTGCCGTTGAACTGGTCTGCCCGGACTGGTCTTTATCCTGAAAAGCCATTGATACGGTAACCCGCATGTTTTTAAGCGGGATGCCCTCACCGTTAAGCGCCAGCGTCGGGTTTGTACTCATGGATCATGCCTTTTATTCCTTCAAGATTGTCACCGACCAGCATAACGGCAGCCGAATACACAGCGGACGGCTGCGGAATATCTCTCGCCAGCTGCGTGAGCGTGGTCACCACGTCGCCGCCGCCGGTAAACACCCATGCACGTGCGCTTTTGCCCTGCAGATCGCTAAGCCCGGTCGCAATTTCTGCCAGCATGGCATCGCGTTTCTGGCCAAACGCAGCCAGCTGCGCCTTCAGTACATCAAGCCCGGCTGCTGCGCCTGCTTCGCTCAGCCAGTCTTCCTCACTTTCCGCCTGCGTGATGCCGGTGACGGCCACCGGCAGGATACGGTAATAGCCCGGCGCAAGGTTCCACGCGGCCCCCGCATCTGACGCGCGCACCGGGATCAGCGCGCTGGCTTCCCCTGCCGGAATGGTGAAGTCAGCAACGGTCACCAGCTCGTAAATCACGCCGTTAATGCGCTCAGTCTGGATACGCGTACCGGCCTGCACGGTCACATCAGCCCCGGCACTCTCCTTTGTGAAACGGATCACGCCTTCAGCCCGGCTTGCCGGTTTTGGTGTGACGTTGACCGCCCATGCCAGCAGGCGCAGCATCTGACCGCCTGCCGTGGCCACGAACATATTCACCAGCACCGTATTGATCATGACGTCCGCCAGCCACAGCACCGGCGCGGTGATAATGGCCGTGACCAGCCGCCAGAACGGCGACATGCGTGAAGTGTTAGTGATCAGACCTTCCTCTGCGGCAATGTCCGTAAAGCGCGCTTTCAGCTCTGCGTCCGTCACCGGCATCCCGCTGGCTTTCACCACCTCCGTAAAATCCACCTGCGGTTTGTCCGTCATATATCCACCCCGTAAGACAGTGCGCCGAAGTCGTATGTGCTGGCCGTCACCCAGAGGCGTGACAGGCTTTCTTCTGTCAGCTCAATGGTGCCGGGGATAATCCGTTCATCGTCTTCAATGAGTAATTCAAGCCGCGTCAGAATATCAGCGCGTAATGTCGGGCTTCTTTCGGCAATCATTTCGGTCATCAGGCCAGATTCAATTATGGCGTGTGCAATATCCTGCTGAATACTTTTACGGTTATTACAGGTGACCGGCTCTTTACCGGTATTTAAAACAAAGTTGCCGTTTTCAATCAGCAAATCTATATAAAGTAATTCACTCATCCCGCCAGCTCCTGCCACTCCATCAGCTGCTGGGGCGTCATGCCGCCACCTGTATTAATTTCCACTTTTTCGATGCGTTTGCTGTTATCCGTTACGCTCCGGCTGTTGCTGGAAATAGTTTTATTAATTCCGCCTGCTTCAATGCCTTTTAACTGGCCGCCGGTTGTCAGGTTATTTTCGATGCGCGGCGGCGGCGCTGCAGGCTCACCAAACTCCGCAATATCGACGCCGGGGATTTTGTTAATTTTGGCAATAATCCAGTTAAGTGAACTTAGCGCCGTTTTTTTAATGTTGTCCCACAGGTTCGCGAAGAGATTCATTATCCCGCTGGCTATATTCCCCAGCGTTTGCGTTACGGAAAAACCGGACAGCAGCGCCACGAAACTCAGCCAGCCCTCGCTGATAAACGCCCAGGCTTTACCAAATACACCGGCTACAGCTGCCACCGCGCCGGATACAGCCTGAAAGGCTTCTGTGTTCATCACGGCGGCTTTGATTGCATCCCAGTGCGCAATCAGCAGATAACAGCCTGCTGCCAGCAATGCGACTGCGCCAATGATCAGCAGAATCGGCCAGCTCATAAAGTTAATGGCCGCACCGGTCATTACGGATGCCATGCGCACGGCCAGCAGTACGCCGCGCAGGGTGCGCATGATCATGGCGTAAGCCTTCACCGCTGCCCCGGCCAGCCACAGCGCCCCGGTATACAGGCGCGTGACCAGCAGCAGCCCCATCACGATGCCGCGCAGGCCGGTCATAACAAACGTGGCCATGCCGATCACGATATTGGCCACCGCGCCCGCCCCGGCAAAACTCAGCACGGCCAGCGCCACATACCCGATCACGCGCGCGATGTTCGGAAACATCTGCATCCAGCGCGCGAACGTCTGCCCCATATCCGCCAGGCGGTTCAGCAGCGGATAAATCACCGGTATCAGCGTCAGGCCGATTACGCGCCGGACAGCCTCCAGAATCTGAATAAACCGGTCCCACGGCTTAACCATCTTCGTGGCCATTTCCTGTGTGCGCTTAAGCCCGTCATTGCCGCCCAGCTCGGTGATGTTTCGCTGCAGCGCTGTCACGTTGCCCCACAACTGCTTAACCACCGCTGAACTGTCACCAAACGCATCATCCAGCGCCTTCTGCGCCTCCACGTTACCGGTGATACTGGCGCCGTATTTTGCCTGCAGCGTGATCAGGATTTCCGGCATAGACAGCATCTGTCCCGCTTGATTTTTAAAGCTCATGCCCAGCTTTTTCGCGCCTTCTTCAGCGCCGGTCAGGAAGCCTTCATAAGCGCCGGATGCCTCCGTTCCCAGCGTGCGCTGCAGCTCGCCCATCACCGCAAGCTGCTCGTTAAGGCCGATCCCGTAGTTGGTGCCAACGCCGCGCGCGCCCTCCATCAAATCCCTGATTGCGCCCATTTCCACGCCGAAGCGCTGACGCATAAACGTCACTTTTCCCGAAAGCTGCTCCGCAAACTGCACCCTGCCCAGGCGCTCCGCATCCTCACGGAAGTTGCCGAACATCTGCCCCATGAACTCTGCCGACTCCGCTGCCGTGCTGCCCAGCGCAGCGGCGGTCAGGTTGGCAATACGGGTAACCTTCGGCAGCTCGTCGCTGGTCAGGCCGCTTATTGCGGCGTTAATGCTGGCCGTTGACTGCACAAACTCCACGGCGCTTTTGCCGTAGGTCATCGAAAAAATGTTTGCATCCTTCTCAACCTGCTTAAGCGCAGTATTGTCGATGCCGCGCGCGGTCTGCTCCTGCAGCGCGTCATACATTTCAATCGCCGGACCCAGCGCGCCCTTGATGGCCAGTCCCACGCCCCACAGTGCAGCTCCGCCGACTGCTACGCGCTGAAAGGATGCGCGGGATTTGTCTGCAAATTCCGTGACGCCTGCCTGTGCCTGACGAAGCGGCCGCGTTAGCCCTTTATTGGCTGCGAGTGTAGCGAGACGATCAAGGCGGCCAGACAGCTTAGTTGCCATATCTTTGCCACCTTCAACACGCGCCTGCTTGCACAGCTCCTGTACCAGTTCAGTGCTGCCGGCCGTTTCTTTTTTTATATCCTGACGGGTCATTCTCATGGCGTTTTCTCCAATTTAGAGCGCACGAATCCACGGCGATCCGATGGAAAGCCGAAAATCGTGCGACGGGTTATTAGTGTTTAAACAGCGAATTAAGGATCGAGGAACGGAAAGACTTCACCTGCATCTGCGACTGGTTAGGCGATGACAACGAATGTAATTCGTAAGATACGCTCCACCATGACCGGATAAGCGCCACAATGGGCGATGCTCCAAGGAAACTAGCGGCAAAGTAAATTGCACGGATTGCGCTCAGCGCTTCAGTCTGCTGCGTGTGGGTTTCTGCCTCACGGAATGCACGACACCAGAAAGCAGAACTTACCAGCAGCCACTGAATTTTATCGTCCAGGTGGATCGTGTCATTGAAGACGAATTGTTTTAGCGCGACCGTGCCGCCTTCGGTGTCACACTTGCTCAGGAAGAACTCCGCATATTCCGGGTTAACGCCCCAGTTGCGGAAATCTTCAAGCAGCCCTTTTTTTTCAACGGTGATGATGTTCATAACATTTCCTCAGTGGGCGCGATTGTCAGCGGGTTTACGCAGCTGCTGCCGCGCCTTTATCAGATCATGTACCGGTGTCCCCGGTACAGTGGGCACTGATCGCGCCGCGTTCAGCGCGCTCGGTGATGGTTTCTTTTCCTGTTGAAACGCCAGCGGCCCCAGCCCCTTGAACATTTCAACCATGCATTTCAGACGCTGCAGGCCGCGCTTAATCTGGTGTAATTCGTGGTCAGTGAACTGGCCCCATGAATAACGACAGTGACGCGCCTTTAAGCCTGCGGCGTGCAGAATAATTCCGCGCTGATGTTCACTAAGCCGCTCCCAGATGCTGTATGCCTGAGTGCTATGGCCAGAAACCATCTGGCGCAGCACGCCCAGCCATTTTTTATCGTTTGCATTCATGCTTTGCCTCATGAGTTTTACGGGTAAAAGCAGGATTCCAGCGCTGGCCGTTTGGCAGCTGAATGGTGCCGTGGCCATACGCAGGCAGCTGCTTCGATGGCGACTGGCGCTTTAGCAGATTCACGAATACGAACATGTTCACCTCACGCAACGATGCCAGGCATTGAGGCGCTTACCACATCAACGGCAGCAGCCAACACCGGCACGGTTTGAAAACGACTTTCAACGGAATAGACGAGTAAAGACAGGCTGCGGATAGCATCACTGGCTCTGTTAAGAATCTGATTGCGGCGTGCAACGGTCATCTTTTCCGTTGAAACCGCTTCTCCAGCGATTACCCCGACACTGGCCACCGCAGTTAATGCGCAAAACTGCATGTTTTCGGGTCTGGCGTTGTTGACTGGCACAGAAGGCTGGCAATTAATCTGCCGAAGCAAACCATCCAGAATGGTTGGGTCTTCGGTGAGATCGATGATCGCCAGCAGTTCAGGTAAGGTAAGTTGGTGTGTCTGATCCGGGTTCAGCTTGTTGCGCAGTGTGGCCGGTTGCATTCCAATTTTTTTAGCCAGGTCTGTGACGTTATGTGCCAGCGAAAACTGGCGGCAGGCATCATCAAGATGGTTTCGTACTGAAACTTTATAATCGTACATGATTCGCACCTTACGAATTGATAGCCTGGAATTACGCGTTAAACGAAACGTTACATTCGCTTAATGCCATGACGGTCAGAGCAGCCATGTTTACTTCAACCAAGCCTTTTTTTTGAGCACCTTTGGGCTTGATAGGCAGCTTTCCGTATGAAATCAGGTTTTCAGCAGTGCTTTTGGACATGCCAGTACGGCGGCAATATTCGTCTAAAGGGATGTAAGGATCAGGGATCACGATTGTAATGTTAGGACGCATAATGCAAACTCCATTCGTTTAATGGATACGCCAATATCCATCAGTATCAGCCAATATAGCTTAAAACTACATAACGGAGACAGGCTATCTCGTAAAAAACTACATGTCAATAATCATGTAGCTTTACGCGATGGAGGTGCTTATGCAAAAACTACAATTTGATATGGGTGGCGAGAGTGCTCCAGTTCTAGACCGAGTCATTGAGGCTTATGGTTTTAGTACAAAAATCATGCTGGCTGATCACTTGGGTATTGCTTCTAGCAGCCTGGCTGGTAGGTATAAACGTGGTGGCTTTCCTGCAGATATTGTTGTTCGTTGCATGGCAGAAACAGGTGCCAATCTGGAATGGTTAGCTACAGGGTGTGGGCCAAAGTTCACTGATGAAGCTTTGGACATTCTTAAGTTATCCCGTCGTAAAATTGTTGATGGCCAATTGTATGAAGCGGGATTTTATCTATTAGATAAAGCTTCGTTTCTACCGGGCAGACAAATACCTCAAGAAGCTATATGCGTTGTTGATGGGACCACTCAATACATAATTGATCAGCAGTTTTCAGAAATTTATGACGATGAATGGTTGGTGGAGATAGAAGGAAAAGTCAGCGTCAGAACATTGACTCGCATCCCTATTAAAAAGGTTAGAGTTAGTGGTGTGGGCATGGCTTTTGATTGTTCTATTGAAGATATAAACGTAATGGGACACGTTGTACTTACAATAAAATAATAGGGAATATTAAATGTTAAACTACAAAACAGCATCTAAAGAAGATTTAAAAGAAGAAATGAAAAGGCTTGCGTCTGTAGTTTCCGATGCACCTTTTGGAACTAAAAAAGAATTTTATCATCTACCCGAAATACTTGGAGTAGATGAAACTCCTTTAGCTATTGCCAGTGGAATGATGGACAACAACACTTGGTTGATTACTTTGACCAATAAACGTGTAATTTTCCTAGATAAAGGAATGCTTTACGGGGTGAAACAAGTAGATATTAACTTGAATAACATCGTAAGTGTTGGTGGAAAAACTGGTCTACTGCTTGGTGAAATAATGATTTCAACTAGTGGCCAGAATTACACCATCAAAAATGTTATGAAGGGTTCAGTCATCCCTTTCACTAATTTAGTAAACGAAACTCGCAATAATCAGAACCAGTCACCAAAGCCAGAACAGCAACAAGCTAAAACATCATTCTCGTTTGATGAACAAATGGCCAAGATCGAACGCCTGGCCGAAATGAAAGAAAGTGGAATTCTCACTGATGAGGAATTCCAAGTCCAGAAACAACGCATTCTGAATGGTTAATTATGCCAGTTCGAAAGCAATCCGATGGGCAGTGGATAGCCGATTTTTATACTGTTGATCGCAGCAATGGCAAAGAAGGCAAGCGTGTCCGCAAAAAGTTCTCAACTAAAGGGGAAGCGCTTGCCTTCGAAAATTATACCCTACAAAAAATTGACGATAGCCCCTGGCTTGGGGAAACCAAGGAACGACGTAAGTTAACGGACTTAGTGCATCTTTGGTATGAACGACACGGCATAACCTTGCAAGATGGTGATAAGCGCAAAAGCTCAATGTTATGGGCAGCTGAATGCATGGGGCATCCGTTAGCAACCGAGTTTAACGCGCAGTTGTTCACTACTTACCGAGCTAAGAGATTAGACGGCCAATTTGCCCGTACTAAGCGTATAAGCCAGGTTTCACCTCGAACAATGAACCTTGAGCACGCCTACTTTTTAGCGGTTTTTAATGAACTGAAAAGACTTGGTGAATGGAAAGCGCCGAATCCTTTAGAAAATGTTCGCCAGTTCAGAACAGAAGAAAGTGAGATGGCCTATCTAACTGGAGAGCAGATTGATAGGCTCTTAGAGGAAAGCCGTCATAGCTCTGCTAACGATTTGGAAATGATTGTCAGGATCTGCCTGTCTACTGGTGCTCGCTGGGGTGAGGCTGAGAAATTGAAGCGCAGCCAAATCGGTGCTGGGAAGGTCACATTTATAAAAACAAAAGGTAAGCGCAATCGCTCCATTCCTCTTGACCCGAAGATCATAGCAGAATTACCAAAAAAGAACGGCCCACTTTTTAGCCCATGTTATTACGCATTTAGATCTGCGCTGGAAAGAGCTGGGATAGAATTACCAGCCGGGCAGTTAACTCACGTATTGAGGCACACTTTCGCATCTTACTTTATGATGAACGGAGGGAACATCCTTGTTTTGCAGAGAATACTTGGGCACACCGACATTAAAATGACAATGCGCTATGCTCATTTTGCCCCTAATCACTTAGAAGAAGCCCTGTTACTTAATCCTTTGGTGCTGAGAAAATGAATATCGAATTAAAAATAACTTTATGGGCTCTTGCTTGTGCATATGCAATTTTAAACTCATTTATTTATTCTTGGTCTTTCTGGTCCGCTTTCGATATCAACATACTCCAATTTGCATCTTTCTCTGATATATTCCCATCAATCTTATACACAATAACAATCCCATGTATCGTAGCTATTATTGGCTTAGCATCAGCTGAATTCTGGGACAGGATACAAAGAAAAACTTATAGTATTCTTGGAAGAGAAATTTTAGTATTAGGCAAGCATTATAATTACATGCAAACGATAATGAATATGTTATCTGGAATAACTTTCACTGCATGTAGCTTTATATTAATAGTGCTTATTTATATTTACTATAAAAAGCCAGTTTCAGTTCAAGAGTTCGTTTCAAGTGAATTTGGTCAATTTACAATACCCATATTAATATCCTTTATTGCCATTTTTATAATACTTTATAAAACTAACTTCCTAAAAGAGTTAAATTTAAAAAGACAGCTTTGCATAATAATAATTTGCTTTATCCCTAGCGTATGCTTTATATGGGGACATTTTAATTCTAGTAATATAAAAAATGGGATAGGTACCTTTTTGATTGAATCTGATGGTAAATGCAAATCCCCTTCAGATGTAAAGTATCGATACATCTCATCCATTTCAGATAAAGTTTTTGCAATGTCATTATCCGATAGCTCAGTCTGTATTTTTAAATATGACTCTCTAAAGCTCACTCCAGAAAACGGAGTTGCTCACATGAAAGCACTGCCAACCAACAGCATTTGAGTGTCGCAAAAATGTCGCACAAGCTTAAGGATATTGGTTGTTATTGGCGGATATTGGCCATTCAACATATTGATTTTTATATAAGTTCTTGTTTTTGCTTTATCTATCATGGTTCTCATAATCGCTTGGTCGCTGGTTCAAACCCAGCAGGGGCCACCAAATTTCACAATAAAAAAACAGCCAATTAAGCCGCTCATTGAAGCGGTTTTTTTGTATCTGAATTTCTGAGTGGCGGTAAAGTGGCGGTGTATTTTCCTCAACAGCCTTATCATGCCGCTGCTGATTGCTTTAAGCAGGTGGAACAAAACTACTAAACAAAGCAAAAAACCTCAGAAGTATGTAAAGTAACTCGCTTATCAATAGGTAGAAGCCTGATAGTTTTTTCCAGCCAAATAAAATTACCGTCTGTATCGTAAATCTGCCACAATCCCGGTGTCTGAAATGGTGAATAGTCGATACTCATACCTGTTCACCATCAACGATAGGCTTTATGCCATTTGTATAAATCGTTGGGGCTTTCAAAGAATTAATCGTATGTTCATAACGGCTGAAAAGTGTAGTAGCGATCCGATTCTTCACTTGCTACCAATCTTGTAACAAGGAGCACGTCACTGTAATTCAAGATAATGAATAATATTACCAGGTTAATATAGATAGGATTTATAAACTGTATAAAATAGAGGGACAAGTAAATGCATCATTTTCTTGAAATGCTCTCAGATTTGCTTACCAATTGGCCTGTAACAGCAGGGAAGCGAGAGAAAAAGCCAAGAAAAGACACAAAGAAAATATCAACTCTTCACTACAAACCTATATGCAAGATCACGACTGATCAAAAAAGTAACGATATACCGCAGAAAGATGAGGCCAACTAAGAAAAATATTTATTTTTACAAAACAAGTCTTATTACTTGTAAAAAATTTCAGTGGATATAATTAAGATCATAATAACAGCATCTGCTGCTGACCTCTGCCTGGGTATGACGAGCCGTCTTTAGCATTACCAGGCAATGTGATAACTTCGACATCGCCTTATGGAATTTAAAAGTGTAGCTATAAAAGGTTTGAAAATGAAAGTTCTGTGGAATACTCCTTCTCATTCAAGTACCTAATGAGACGCCGGATGAAGATATCAAGCCATTAATGAGTAGTAAGCTCCCAGCAATGCTGCGTAAACTCACTGCCATATCGAGCTATTAGTAGTGCTCATATCGATAGCAACCTCTGTATAGTCAGGAGTTTTAACTACCTTCCATTTTCCTCTTTTAATTTTTTTCTATCCTTTGATTTTTTATAAAAAATTAACGATCTCTTCTACTGCATCACATTTTAGTAAAGCCACTCCCCCGCCTCAGCGGAATCAATCAGCATCTGAACAGTCAAAGGCTCAGGTTGATGATGATCGGTGCGCAGATATTTTGGCAAAATAGCGTTCGGCAAAAA